GTACCCGCGATAGACCACACGGCCAGTGGCTGTGCTTATCCAATAATAATCCGAATAGTATGTACTCGACGAACCCTGCATAGCCCCGGCTGGTACAATAGCCATCAGCTTTCCATGCGCCACAGCCGTTATCCAGCCACTTGAAGTAGAACCCTTTATCATGACCGTGCTGCCGTCGGGCATCCAGATGCGCCACTTGCCCTCATTGCCGCTCGTGTTCGGCAAGTCCACACCGTCCATCATGTCATACTTGTGTCCGTAGATGTCCTCATAGCCCAGGCAGCAGATATTGTTCACCTGCGTCACCTTTGCAGCACCATACTCGTCCTTGTCCACATACCAGGCATATTGGTGCACTCTGTTCTCGTCCACCAGACTGTTTGTCACATTCGGGTTGATTGCCTTTGCGCCCTCATAGCCTATGGTGTCCTGCATGCCTCTTGACATCGTACCGCCAGTCGTGCGCATATTCGTATGCGAGCCAGCGCCACACTGCTCCTGCATGTTTCTCCTGCCATACTTCGCGTATGCAAGGTTCGCGATGCGGAAGTGCATCAGAGCGTCAATCTGCTGCATACCCCTCTGCACGCTGTAATAGTGGAAGTCCGTCCATGTCATGCTTGCAGTAGTGCTGCCGCCCGTTATGCAGGCACGCAACTTGCTGCCCACTACAGAACTGCCCACAACAGCACACAGATGCTCCTCGTTGGCAAACCATTCAGGCTCCATATCCTCTATCTTGCTGCTATTGGATAGCACCACCTTGTCAAACTCGGCAGTGTTCAATATAGAGAAGTACAAAGTCTTGGCTCCCTCCGGCACATCGCTGATAAGATACATGCCCGGCTCAAATCTGTTACCCAGCGTTGGCACCACGATGCTCTTCACCACATTGCCGTTCACGTCGGCAAATGCGCTGCCCACAAGGTTCGTGCCTGGCACACTCGGCCAGCGAACACGCTTGTGCTTCGACACATCCACCACGCACACCGAATAAGAGCTGTCCGTGCTCATGGCATTTGTTATGGTGTCCCTGCCGCTCATCACTTTCCTGCCTTTAGTGTAACCGCCCTGCACCGCCTTGATGTCATCAAGCGTCAATACGTCCACATTCGGCACAGCCGGCATGTGATCCTTGTCCTTCGAGCTGTAGCAGCTGTAGTCCTTGCTGTTCAAGAAGTCATTGATGCCCTTGCTCCAGAAGAAAGGCTCGTGCATCATCAGGTCACCCTCGCTGCCGTCAAGTTTGGCAGGGGTTCCGTCGGCATACTTGGTGCTGTCCGTATCGTCAAGTTCCAAGTAAGTCATCTCGCCGTCAAGATTGTTCACCACGGTATCGACATTCGCCATGTTCACGTTCCTCGTGGTCGCCTTCTTTGTCACCTTCGCCAGCACTCTGTGGCGGTTCTTCAGTATCGCAGCCACATGGCCGCTTGGCTTGTAGTCGCTGCCGTACTTGTAGCCCGTGCCGTTATCCAAGTTCGAGAGATTTGCATCGTCTGCCACGCTCTCGTCGCTCTCCAGCATTGTATATTCAGGCTGCTCGATGTTCAACTCCGGGTAGTGCTCGATGTATGCAGCATAGGTCTCATCATCAACGTAACGAGTCAGTCGGTATGTGCCTACCAGTCTGCAGCTCTCCACATTGCCGCCATTCTCGTCCACACCGCCCGTCTGCATCAGTGAGGCCAGCAGGCTGCCGTCGCCTTCCATGTCGATGCCGGTCACACGCAGATACTTCACGTTTCCGCACCTTGCGTGCAGCGTCTGCCAGTCCACACCAGGGCAATTGTCAACCACAAGTCTGTTGATGTTGCTTGTGCCCTCCAGCGTCAGACCGCCGGTCGTCAGTTTGCCCAGATAGCGCAGTTCCAGTGTCTGCAACGTTGCCGGGAGCGTTACGCTCGTCAGCGGAGCACCCTGTGCGAAGTTCACGCCGGTCAGGGCTGTCTTGCCTGCCTTCAGTGTCTCCAGCTTCGTGTTGTTGCTCAAGTCTATGCCAGTGAAGCTGCCTGACTTCAAGCCGGTCATATTCAGAGTACGCAAGTTTCGGCAGCCGTTCACCAGCAATGCGTTCAGCGTTGTCTGTGTCTGGCCGCAGCTCACGTCAAGCGTCCGCAGGGCGGAACAGTTGTTCAAGTTCAGAGTCTGGAGTATGGCATGGCTAACGTCCGTCAGGTCAAGCCCCATGATGCGGCTCGCACCGTAGATGTATTGCGGGTCATTCACGATGAGGTCCGTGTCAAGCGTCAGTTCCACCTGACTTCCCGTGTCCTCCGCAAGCACTGCGCTTTCGTGCGGAGTACCGCTCGTGTAGCCGTACCCGAAGAAATACCGCTCGCTCGCCGTGATTCTTATCTTCCGGTTGTCACTCCCGAACTTATAGCCGAAGTAGGCTGCGAAACTGTCCTTTCTGTATGTTCCGCACACATACTGGCTGTCCAGCAATGCAAACCGGTTCTGGATGGTATAGGTGCGGTGCGCATATCGGCTGCCCTGGAGTGCATAGAGATAGTCATAGTAACTCGTAGTGCCGTCTGCCGTCGTCACACCCTCCGTCAGCGGTTTGATGTACTTGTAGATGCCGTCCTTGTTGTAGATGCGCTCACACCAGTTGCCCATCATCTCCTCATTGAACACCTTCAGCACATACTCCAGCGACATCGTGCTTCGCAGCTTGTCTGCCACCTCCCTCAGTTTGTCCGGGCAGCCTCTCACAAGTTCCCACAGCACGGAGTCGTGTCCTGCAAACGCATACGAGCCGATGCTCTCGTCCATCGTCTCCCACGTTATCGTGTAGTCGTATTTCAGAACTGAGTCGTTGCGCTCACCGAACACCGTGTCCATGTCGTATGGGATGAAGTACCATATCTTGCCGTCCCACGTCACGAGCATCATGTTCTTCGCGCGGTTGTCCACAGCCATGAAGTAGTCCGTTATCAGATACCATGCAAATGGCGAATCGTTGCCGAAGTATTCCGCATATTCGTTCAGGAATTTCGTCGGGTTGCCCTTGCACGAGTATATCCACTCCCAAAGGCGCTTCACTGCCGCCTTGTCGTCCTCATGCGCCGTCGCCCATGTGTCGTCGGCCTTGAAGCGGAACTCCAGAGCATCGTCAAACGTGTCCATGTTGCTCGTACCGAACAGGCACAATGTCTCCGAGTTGTTCAGGAACTCCAGGCAGATACACTTGTTGCGCTCGCCCTTCAGTGCAGCCTCGTCATTGAAGCCCTCGATACCCTCAAAGCCGTAGATGATGCCGCTGCCGCTCTTCTCGTTGTTGAAGTTGTACTTGCCAAGATACACGTTCTCACCCGTGCCGTTGTTGTCGTAGAACAAATCTATCGGGAAACCGTCCACGCCGATTCTCACATCATAGTTGCCCTTGTAGGCCATTTGTGGCGGAGTCAGCCAGCCGCATCTCTTCCAGATGTCGTTCACCACTCTCACCGCACCCGTATTGTGCGTAGATGAAGAGTCCGAGAAGTCCGCCTTCAGACAGAATATGTCTATCGGTCTTGCACCTGGTTTGAACGAATATTTGAAGTCCGCGACCTCCACACCGTTCACATACAGCTTAGTGCCGTACTTCGTCGAGCGGCTGAAGTAGATGCGGTAGTTCTTTCTCGGGTAGGTCGTCGATGAAGTGCCTTGTATTCTCAGTCCGCACTGGTAGATGATGAAGTCATACTCCTTACCGTAGGCAGAGTAGAAGTAGATGTCCACCGGAACCTCAAACTTCTTGTTGTTCGTCTGGTTCACAAGGTTCACGTCACCCACGATCCTCATCACGCTCTTGCCCATCGCACGCAGTTTGTCTATATCGACATCAGTGCCCTCGTCGTCCATCACCTGGTTCTTCTCGAACAGAAACACCATCTCATCGCTCGTCGGGCGGTCCACCATGTAGTTCGCCAGTTCCTCGTCATCGCCCAAGGCACGGTTATACACGCGCAGGTTACGCACCTCCACGTCCGCGCTCTCGCTCGTGATCCTGATGTTCGTCGGTTCTGCCTGGAGCAGCGAATCCGTCGAGGCATACTGCTTCGCACCGCATAGGATGCCGTTCACATACAGTTCCATCAGTCGGTTTCCCTTTTTCTCCTGCACCACGAAGGCTATCTTCAGCGTCAGTCCGCTCGCGAACTTCGTGCCCACTTCCGAGCCTGCGCCCGTGCGCATCAGCGCCTCCTGCGTCGTCAGCCTGAAGCCCACGCCGCCGGTCATGCAGTCCACCACCGTACCCCTGCGGTCGGTCACGTTCGTGCAGGTCAGTTCCATCTCGTAGGTCGCGCCCTTAGTGGTCGCATCCGTGCCGAATGGTTTGTAGCCTATCTCTATGTTCGCACCGTTCGTCAGTTTCAGCGCGTCGCCCGTCCAGCCGTTGCTCTGCCAGTCAAAGCCTTCAAACGCCGTTTGAACGTCGTTATAACGCCATTCAGCCGGGTTGCTTTCCGCGTTGCTCCTGCCCGCTGCCGTCAGCTTCAGCACAAGTCCAGAGGTAGCCTCGCCAAGGTCAATGCCGCTCTCCGTCACCTTCACGTTCAGCTTGTATTCCGTAGTGCCGCACTTCAGCACCATCGCCACATCGCCCTGCTCCAGGAAACGGTTTGTATATACCTGCGTCGTCCTCGGAACGCTCACCGTCTGCGTCCGTATGCCGTCTCTCCACACACCCACGGTCGCCGGGGTCGTTGTCGGGTCATACGCCACAAAGTCAAATCTCACCTGCTCATACTGACCGGTTTCAATAGTCGGGGTCAGATGGTCGTCCGCAAAAATGCGTCCGTCCCCGAAGGTCAGTTTCGTGCCGATATACGGCTCGCTGCGCCCCGCCTTCAGTATATCGAAGTAGATGCTCTCGCTCTTCAGCGTCAGTTCCTGGCTCGCCTCCATCTCCGCCACCAGCTGCACCGTGTGCCGCCCGATGCTCAGTCCGCTCATCGACAAAGAGAAGCTGCCGTTTGTCGTGCCGCTCCGCTTCACCGTCTGCGAGTCCCACTGGTGTCCGTCCAGATACAGCGTCACCGTCTTGTCGCCGCTGCCGCTCACGGCAAACGGTATGCTCACAGCCTCGCTCACACCGTAGCCGCCCTTGGCCACGCACTCCGCAATATTGAAGCCGCTCGACAGCGCAAGGCTCACCGCCTTCACGCTCACATAGCTCTGCTTTGTCTGCGTCTTGCCCGTTGTCGGGTCGGTCGTGGTCGCTCTCACATAGATGTCCGTTGTGCCCAGCTGCAGGTATTTCGTCAGGTCAAGCGTGTAGGTGCCCTTGCTCACGTCCTGCTGTGTGTCCGCGTACATCAGCGTAGCGCCGCGTTTCATCTCTATGCTCACCGTCGCCTTCTGTCCCGTCGATGTCCCTTTCTCGTCGCCACTGCTGTACTGGTGGTCATACGTCCAGGTCAGCATGGCGCTGTCGCCTTCCTTGATGATGCTCTTGTCAGTCTCTGCCGTCAGCACGATCTTGGTTGTGGACGTGTCGCCGCCACCGCCGCCACCGCTTCCGGCCGGAATGTCCAGACCTACAATCTCCGCGCCGCTCTTGTTCGTCAATGTCACGCGCACACTGCTCTCGTCATCGCTCACCTCCACGCTGCCGCCAAACAGGGTGTTGGCTTCCAGTTCCTGCAGCTTCGCCGCCACCGCAGCGTTCTGCACCGGGTTCGTCGAGTTCGCGTTCAGGCTCTCGTCCACCTCCGTCTCGTTGATGGTGATGTCCACGTTTCCGTCATGGCCCGGCTCCAGTTTCCTGCCGTTCACCGTCACGCTCTTCACCGTGCCGTCGCCGCCGAAGTCCTCCCAGCTCGCCGCCTGTTCCCAGCTCTCTATGTTCGTGCCCTTGAACTGCTTGGTCTCCCATTTGCCCTGCGCCGTCTCATAGGTGATGCAGCGTCCTTTGGCGCGTACCTTCTCTTCCACGGCTGCAATGGCGGTTTCCAATGTGTAGTAGCCGCTATCCAACGGCACCTGCTCCGTCACGTTGTACGTGTTGCCGCCACCCGAGCCGCTTATCTCCACGAGATTCTCTTCCTCCTCGCTCCACACATACACCACGCCACCGCACACATATGCCTTGTCTTTCAGTATCTCTGTGCGGTCCTCGTTCATGTACAAGTCTGCCTGGGGCCAGTTGTTGCAGTATCTGCCCTCAACCTTGCCGTAGAAGGCTTTGTTCACCGTGTCGTAGTACACGCCCTCTATCTGGACGTATGACACATGCACAATCTCCACGCCCTCCACCATTCCATCGAACCGCGCTGTCGCGCCATTCCTTGCTGCCAGCGCCGTAGCCTTGTACTCCGCCTCCACTTGCGCAGCCTTTGCCACGGCAACCTCCGTTTTCCGCGCGGCATCCGTGGCCTTGCTTGCAGCGTCGGTGGCGGTCTTGGCCGCCGCCTCCGCCTTTGTCGTGGCTTCTCCTGCCGCCTTGGTTGCAGCGTCAGCCACGGCTGCCGATGCCTTGGCGGTTGCCGCAGCGTCCTCGGCTGGTTTCGAGAGCAGTTTTACCGGTGCGCTCACCACCGTTTCGCCACGCATGGCAGGGAGGCTCACCACGCCGTCCAGCGTGCTCACCGTTTCCAGTTCGTCCACGCTCTGGCTGTCCGTCTTTATCTGGTTCACCACATCCCGGACCAGTTCCTTTTTCTCTTCTTCTGTCAGTGCCATAATTATTTGGTTTTGTTGTTATTGTTCAGTTGTTCATTCAGTCCGTCGATGAAGCCCGGCACGCACAGCCGCTCTACCACCATGCGCATCAGCCGCACCTCGTCGTCGGTATAGTATGCCGTGCTCTCGCTTCCGTATATCTTCAGGGCAAGGGCATGTGCCTTAATGCCGTTCACGTTCTTGTATATCAAGTCCGCAAACGTCTCCCTCGCGTCCACCGTCTGCGCCGCCTTCCGGCTCACGGTCGTGTAAATTTTGAAATGCTTAAAGTCTATCTTTTTCATACATCATTCCTCATTCGTTGTTCCTTCTATGATATACCAGTTCCCCGCTATCGCCTTCAGCGTCGTGTAGGTGTTCCACAAGCAGTATATCCGTGTGTCGCTCTTGCTGCACCCGCCGAACCGCCTCACATCAATAACGCTTCCGTCCGATGTTTTCATCAAGTAGTAGGGGTTGGCCTCGAATATTATCTTCTGTCCGTTGATGGCGGACACATATAGGTACTTCAGCTTCTTGCCCACTGGCCTGTCCCAGAAGAAACTCAGCTCCAGTCCGTCGTATGCCGTCGCGTCCGGCAGGTATATCCAGTGCGAGTAAGGGGCCTCCGTGGCATCCCACGAGCCTTCTATCGCGTCAAACTCCCAAAAGAACATGTTGCACGGCTCAGCCTCTGGGTCTATCTGGTATTCGTTCGGTGCGTTCACCTTGGTGCTCGAATACAGCAGGTTCGCATGGATCACTCCCGTCACCTCTGCGTCCTTCATCCTTGCAGACTTCACGTCAAGGCTGCCGTCTGCGTTCACCTTGAAATATTCGTTCATCGTCACTGCGCCTTCCAGGGTTATCTGGTCTGCACTTATTCTCACGCCACTCTCCAGCTTGCCGTTCTCGTCCTTGGTCACGAATGCCGACACCTCCGCTCGTTTCACGATGTCCGTGCTCTCCTCCACGGCCGAGGCAAACATCCCGGCAAACGCCTCAATGTCCAGTTTCTTCTCCATGTCCCCGGCATAGCTGTTGAGCCATGTTTCCCAGTCCGTTGCCGTTATCAGTCCCGCCGTATTCTTCAGTGCGCCGTGCTCGTCAAACCGCTCCGAGATGAGTGCGTTGTATTTTGCTGTCGTTATAATCTCTGAACCCTCCAGCACCTTGCCGTCCTTGTCAAAGTTCAGTGCCGCTATCTTTACCAGCCGCTCGCTCTGCTCGAACAGCGTCTTGTACTTGTACGTCAGTGCCTCTATCTTGTCCGTGCTCAGCACCAGCATATACAGGTAGATGTCGCCGTCAAACGCCAACTTGAAGTCGCCCGTGCCGTTCCACAGCCCGCTGCATGTGTACTGCACATAGCCGTCCGTCACCGCAATCTGCTCGCTCACCGCTAAGCTGTCGAAGTCCGCAAAACCTGCCTTGTCCACGTTCTCGAACCCTATCTTCAGCGTTCCCGCCTTTGCGCAGCGATAAAAGAAGCTCAGATACACTGGCAAGGCTTCCTTCTTCCCGTCGCTGTTTGTCGGAAAGGTCGGCACAAAGCGCAGATTCTCATGTTTCTGGCGGATATACTTGTTGCGTATCCGCACCACCTTGCGTCCCATGTCTGTCACCACGCTCGCGCCGTCACCCTTCTTCGATAGTGCTGCGCCGTTGGCCCACACCCATTTGTTGCCGACGAGGAAGAACACCGTCTCATTCTCCGAGTTCCACTTCTCCAGTCCCGATGCAAACGTCGGGTTGTTCAGATAGCCCTTCTCGCTTAGGAAATCGTTCCTCACGCTGTCGATCGCGCTCTGCACCTTACCCTCCGTTATCTCGAAGCGGGTCTTCACGTCCTCGCCGGTCTCCAGTACGAAGGTGCCTTTCAGAAAGGCGTTGTCCGCATACAGGCCGTTGCCCTTCGGCTGGCGGTCTGCCGGGAACTTATCGTCCTTGATGCCGTCCAGGTTGCCGAGGCGTGCCCGTAGGCAGTTGTCGAAGGTCTTGCCCTTCACGCCGTCCATCACGTCCACCCTCGGCTGTCCGTCCTCGGTTGCCGATATGAGCACAATATTCTGGCGGTCGGTGTTTGCCGTGTTGCCCATCAGCACGCACTCGTCGTCCTCCTTCGGTTCCACGCCCTCAAACTCCTCCTTCGCCACCACGATACCGTCCTCTGTAACATCAGCCACTTCTACCCAGTAGCTCCGCATATCCTTGCCCGTGAACGTCTGGCAACGCACCAGATCGTGCTGTACAAACATATTCTCCTGCTCGAAGGTGATAAGATAGTGCTCGCCCGATTCCTCCACAGTCTTGATGCGTCCGTTGGCCGCACTCACGCATATCTGACCACCCACGCTCCTCACCTTCTCGATGAGCAGCTCCATCACAGCCATCGTCTGCCTCACCGTCAGTTTGTCCACCGTCAGGTAGGTGCGCCCATCCTCACCTTTCCACAACCGGAACCCAGCACCAAGCATCCCGTCAACGAACTGCCCTGCGCTCCTTATGCTGCCCGAGGTCACGGAGTCAAAGGTCACACCATCAGTCTTTCTCACTGGCTGATTCAGATAGTCGTCAAACTCACGGTAATCCCACTTGTCTGCATTGTCTGCTTCCTTGGCGTGGTCTGCCTCCAGTGCGTGTTTCGACTCATCTGCGTTCACCGCATGGTCTGCCTCCTTCGAGTGGTCAGCTTCCAGCGCATGGTCGCTGTCCTTGGCATGGGTAGCTTCCTTTGCCAGTTCTGCGATGTCTGCCTTGGCTGCATGCGCAGCCTCCTTCACTGCCATGCCACCGTAAGCGGTGCCACTCGTCCGCAATGCCGACGTACTACCCTCGTTCTTTGGTTTCTTTATTACCTTGATGTCTATCATTGCTCAATCTCCTTAAGTGTCATTTCTGCATATCCTTCCTCAAGATTGCGACTGATGCCCTGCACGAAGAAGGTTTTATCCATCATGGGATGGCGATAGTGAGCGAACAGATTCACGATGCCACCATCTGTATCCGTCAACTTCTGCGTCATAACCACCCTTGGTGCATGCCATTCTTTGTAGTAGTAGTCCACATACAACTGCTCAGGCTTAGCGCTCACACCCCTCGAATAGTCATATACCGCCAACAGTCCCTCTCCGGTCAACGTGTTCAATGGAGTGCTCATCTTTACGCTGTCTGTCACGTCCAACGTCTGGCATTCCGCTGCTGTCAGTGCTGAGTTTATCTTCATTTCGATGTCGTCCTTCACGTTCACAAAGCTCTCCTTTGTGTCGCTCATGTAAACGAGGTCATTGTCACCAGTGTTGTTCACCAGTCCGTTGTCGCTGTATATCTTCACTTCAAACTGCTCCACCATGATACTACTCACATGCGCCAGCAGCGGTATCGTTGTACTGTTCCATTTCGTGTGTCTGAACCACGTCTTGTGCCGTCTCGTCACCACGTCCCACAATGTGTTCACTGGTCCCAGGATCATAAACTTAACCCTACCGCTCACCTTATCTGCCTTTTTGATTGGTATCGCTATGCCCTCCGCATCGATGCCGAGCTCATAGTTCACGTTGTTTTGCAAATCGAACTTGGTACCAACTATCTTGTCACCGATTTTTGGGTCAAAACCTATCGTAAAACACTGCTGGTAGTATTCGTCCTCATTGGAGCACTCCTCCAGCGTTTTGTACTTCCGCCACTCGAAGTCCGTCACCTGTCCTTCCGTGCCTTTTTCCACAACACATTTATCCCCTATTATCAGCATACATGCCAACACACCCACCTTTGATATATGGTCGCTGCCGTCACCAATGGCACTATACTTAAACTCATACAACTGAGGGCCGTTATCTGTGAACGGAACAAAGCCGTGCGCTGTTTCCATATCCCATACCACTGTCTCATTAGGCGTTGCTGCCTTCCACCACTGCTGCGTGTAGTATCGCCCGTCACCATTGTTTCGGCTCGGCACCGTAACACCTGACCATTTACCAATTCCAGTAAATAGACCTCCCCATTTTCCACCGTCATAGTTGTATATTGCTTTGTAGGTGTCCGTCAATGCCATCACTGGGTTCAGCACCAGTTTTCCGCTCAACACGATGTAGTTCGTCGTGCCCTCGTCTGTAGGCGAAAAGACACCACCAGTCATGCTGCCGTTATACACGGCCCTCGGTATGCCTGCCTTTAGCGAGTTGGCATTCGGATAGGTTGTTGCCTCCTTGTCGTCAGAGTTGCCGTTCACACTCACCACCAGGTAGTTCGTCATTTCCACTTTCGATGTCGGGGAGTTGTCCTTCCCGTCCGTTTTCTTCTCCACCTTGCCAAGTGCCATGATGGCAGCACCCTGGTTCTTCGCCAACCAGTTCGGCAGTATATGTTGGTTTCGCCCCTCACTACAGTATTCTTCCATAAGGTTACCGCTCCCGCTCTTTGGAAACAGCCACTGACTGTTGTTCATCATCTGCACATACCAGTCTGTTACGCAACCACCACTATAGGAGGTTTCCTGCCCGTGAGTCATTGCGTCAAAGGCATTTAACGCTCTCGAGCCCTCACCATCACTGCTGTATTCCGTCATATACTTCTGCTTGTTGCTGAATGGACTTTTCAGAAGATCGTTGTCCAGCGGACTCTCAATCACACTCTCCATACTCTCCACCTTAGCAGTCAGCATAATTTTATTGTACACCTCGCCTACGCTTATCGTCGTATCGGTGTCTGTCACCAAGCCAGTCACGATGTCCGTTGTCTGCCGGGCCGTCGTCACGCTTGCGCCCGTCAGCAAATCTCGCCAGTAGATGCGTTCGTCACCCTTCACGCTCTCCCAGGAGAACAGATAAAACGTGAACCCATCCTGCACGATGTGGAGGTTCAGGTACTTCAGTATCTCCTCCAACACCTCATCCTGCTGCCATACGTCATCCTCCTCATCACCCAGAAAAAGCAACTCGCTTACCGTCAGTTGCCCGAATATCGCATAACGATTACCAGCCAAATCATCCACAGCCTTACTCCCATCGTATAGGTAGCGCATAGCATTACCACCCACGATGTCAAGTTCAGCCGTCACACCACCCAATATCTCTTTCAGCATCGCCAAGAATGTGCGTTGTTCAGCCTCCGCCTTTACTACATTATACAGCACACCGAGCGAGCCGACATCACGATATTTAGCATACTGCAATGCCGTCAGCGCATCGATGCAGCTCAACTCTATCTCGTCAAACTCCTCGTTGTAGCCCTGCGAATAGCTCTGCGGTTCGATAAATCCGGCAAAGAGACATTTCCCCTCACGGTAGATGTTCACCACAGCGTCACGGCATGAGGCACAAAAGAAGTCAGGCACGAAGTTCCGCGCCAGAAGGCGTACAGTAGCCTGCTGGCAGAGCAAGTGGTCAAACGTATCGTTCACTTGACTCGTCAGTTCCACTGGATCATCAGTAAACGACAGTTCCCCATTCTTCTCACCAATGACAGTTTCCTTAGTACGGTCACCACCAGTCAGTATATGCACCTCGATGCGCTCTTCCTTTTGGTTGTAAAAATGTCCGTGCAGATACATGCTCCTTATATTTTGATGTTCGTTCCTTTTCTGTTTATTCTCGTCTCGTTGGCAAGCACAGCCACAAGGTCTCTGCCTTTAACCTTCAGCTCGTACACGCCACCACCTCCACCGCCATTATTACCGATAAGCGACTTCAACTTGTTCAGCGGTGCTATCACCTCCGGGTTGCTTTTCGCCCCAGCATACTCGCCCATCAGCGCCAAGGTCGGGCCATACACAATACCGCCGTTGGCGAATGGTGTCACGGCAACCGAAGCAACAAGCCCTTGCATCATGGCTATAAATCCAGCTGCGATGCCAGCACCAGCAAACGGAATGTAAGCGTGTGCAGCCATAAACTCTGAAGCTGCAAGTTCGCGGTACGCCATTGCCTCAGCCTTCACTGCCGCCATCGTTGCAACCGATGCCGCCACCTCTTCAGGGGCTGCCGCTACTTTTGCCGTAGCAGCTGTGGTCGCTGCCACTCCACTTGCAGCGGTCACAGTGTTGGAAACACCTGTTACAGCAGTCAAGGCCTGAATAATTGAGATGATGCCGTTGATGCCCTCATATATCTGAATGGCAGCATCGACAACGCCAGTAATCGTGGACCATGCGTCACGGTTGCCTTGCAGCGCATCGGTGAGCGAGGTGACACCATTGCCCACACCCTTGACCGTGCTCCACGACTTACCTAACGTGACATTGCTTTTGCGGATGCGCTTCTCATAATCCTCATAACTGCCGATGAGCTTCTGTATGGAGGCTCGCTGCGACTCGTCCATAGGACTTTTCGTGTCAGCCAACATATCCTGGAGTTCCTTGATGCGTTTCTTTACACCATCAAGCCCAATGGTTTTCAGTTCGAGGGTCAGCGTCTTGCCCTCCATACTGTCGAGCTTCGCCACCTCTTCCTCCATTTCTGGAATGCGCGTGAGTTGCTTCATAGCATCACGCTTCTTCTCCAGTTCCAACACCGTGCGCTGTATGTCGTCAATCTCCGATGCGCTGGCGTTCTTCTGCTTGGTCTGATAGTAGCTGATAGCATCATCCAGCGAGCGGATGGTGTTCAGTCTGGAGATGTCCTCCGGCTTCTTCAGTTCATCAAGAGTATCGTCCCATTTCTTCTTCAAGTCGTTAAGGGCATTTATCTGCTTCTGTATCTCGATGCGCTCTGTCTCTGTAGCGGTTTTCAACAAGTCTGTATAATACTGCAGCTCTTTTTCAAGCTGGCGGTATGTCTGTATCTTGTCTAAACCGACATCAACATGCGAACTGCGTTCAAACGCCGTTTTAAGGTCATTCAAACGCTGTATTTCGGCATCGATTACTGCAAGTTCCTCGGCAGAGGCTTTCTCCCTCAATCCCTGTTGGTAGGTGATTTCTGTATCGATGTCCTTCAAGGTGTTCAGTTCAGTGGGACGGCTTGCCGCATCCTGCAACTGCGTTATCGCATCCTGCTGTTTTTGCAGGGCTGCAATTTTCTTTGCGTAGAGCTCAATGGTCTTGGTGTCCGTCCCATTGGCTGTTTCCAGTTTGTTCTGGTAGTACTGGATGTTGTTTCCAAGTTCCTTGTAACTCGTGGCATTGGCGATAAGCTTCTTTCCGCTGTATTTGTCCTGGTTCCCCGATTTTCCACTGCCGTTTCCGCTGTCTGTTGAGGGGGCGTTCTGTTTCTTATTGTTCTTCAAGGCGGTCTGGGCGTTCGCAGTCTTTGCCTTGGTGTTCGCTTGCGTGGCCTTTGTGTTTTTCTCCAAATCCGCCGTCTGCCTTGCTGTGGTCTCGTCCTTTATGCCGAAGAACTTCTTCACCCATTCCCATGCCTTCTTTATTACGGCACTCGCTTTTTCGAATGCCTTGACAAGAAAGTCCCATACGGCTGATGCAATTTTCTTCACCGCTGCCCATACAGCATCACAGATATTGCGAAAGGTCTCACAGTTATTGTACGCCGCTATCAATGCACCCACAAGTGCCGCTATAGCCATCACGACAATACCGATGGGGTTGGCACTGAGCACAAAGTTAAGGGCTATCTGTGCCACTTTCCAAATGTTGGATGCGACAGCCACCACCTTTGCTGCAGCTGCTTGCGCAAGCGTGGCCACCTTCACAGCTTTCAGTCCTGCCACCACAGTCTTGATGCCACCGCTGAGCTGCACCATACTCATGAGGGCGATGCCGCTGTTAGCTATCCATTCCACATAAGGTGCGGAAGTACTGGCTATTGAGCCAGCCCAATCCATCATGGCGTGCATTTGGTTAGCGAGCGTCTGACGTAGGCTCTCTCCCGTCGATGCCATATTGTCGAAGGCTGCATCTATCTCTCCTGCGGAGTCTGCCATCGCTCCAATGTTCTGCGAAAACTTTTCCTTTTGTTCGCCCGTCAGCGAACCAAGCAGTCGCATTGCTTCAGCACTGCCGAACAACTGTCCGTAAATGGTTTGGCTCAACTGTCCGGTCTTTGCCGAATACTCCTGTATGCTTGCATCCAAACCGAGTAAGAAGTTCTCTAAACCACCAGCGGCCTGAATACTGGCAGCATTAAAACCGATGCCCATCTCGTTGGCAGCTTTCGTAGCTTCCGCAGATGGCTTGATGAGTGAGTTGAGCACGGCAGCCAACTGAGTGGATACTTCCGCCGTGTTACCCGTCACGCCCGTTGTAGTGGCGAAAACAGCCATCAGCTCGTCCATGGAAACACCAAGCTGCGATGCACTACCACTCACACGGGGCAGTGCCTGCGCCAACTGCTCAAAGCTGGTCACACCGTTCTTGGCTGTCATCTGTATCTTGTCTTGAATGTTCCCTGCCTGATCCCATTCCAGACCATAGTTCTTGATGAGCGTGGAAGTAACGGTCACCGTCTCTCCCAAGTCCGCAATACCACCAACCGCACTACGGCTTGATTTGTTGAGGAACTCTATCCAGTTATCCTCGGGCACACCATTGGATATAACCTGGTATAAGCCGTTGGCAAGTTCCTCACGCGCAAGCGGTATAGTCTTGCTCAGTTCCGTTATCTGACCGGTCAGTGCTTCAAACTCGTACCCACTCTTTCCTGCCATGGTATTGGCACTGCGCATGGCGGTCTCAAAACTGTCGAAAGGCTCGGCAAGTCCACCCACCATGTCGCTGAGGTCTCGGATCGAGCGGACGGCTGTATCGAACACGAGACTCTTGTCTGCCATCTCGCGCAGTCTGTTGCCAGTGGCCACAGCGGTATTCCCCACCTCGGAGAGTATGTCGTCAAGACCGTCGGCTTCCACTGTCAGACGTTTCAGGACACCACCGTCCTCGCTCTTGATGTTTATTCTAAATTCTACTGCTTTTGCCATTGTCTTTTCTTATTTCAGTCCGTAACGTTTCTTGGCTGCCTCAAAGCGTGCGTTGAACTCGTCCTTGCTCACCTCCTCACACTTTTCTTCCTGCTTTTCATCCCAAGGAAACGGCAGAATGTCATGCGCTTGGAGATTGCTTTTTGCATAGGGCTGGATGGCAAAGAGCGCCAGCACCCTTGTGCGTTCCCACTCGTTGCGCTCCGCATCGCGCTTGGCTTCCGCCCATCGCTCCCATGCCTTGTAAAACTCAAAAGGGGTACATCGTTCAAAGTCTTCTCTGCTCATCCCGATGCACCCCAATGCCATACCCAACAGTTCCTCGACGCTTACTTCTTTTCCGCCTGGTTGGTCGTTTTTTTTTCTTCACCGCCCATATCCTCGTAGAAGGAGTTCGCTGCGTCGGGCTCCATAAGGTCAGCAAAGCTCTGGAAGTCGTAGTCAAACTCCACCTTGTCTGCATTGCACGCACTTTTCACGCAGCAGTAAACAAACAGTACCAGCTCGGAGATATTGGTTTTCTCCAGCTTGCTCACGTCCTTACCGCTCTCATTCTTGAAGCGCACCATTGCGCCCATGGTAACACGGCAAGGGAACTCCTTGTCGCCAACCTTGATTTTTGTCTTTTTCATACACGATGTTGTTATTATTCTGGTAACTGGGTGGTATCGGTTATACCTGTGCCCACTTTCTCCACCTTGCCGCAGTTCTGGAGCGTCAGCGAGTATTTCGCATCGTCGCCAGCCTGTGCGTCTAGGTCAAGGGCGGTGATAAGGTACTTGCCCTTGTAGCCACCGGTGGACTTGCCTGTGCGCTTGTCGCCCTCACGGAGGTTGTATGCTGCCTCCACTGGCTCGCCCTTCATCATAAGGTCCTTTACCTGGTCATACGAGGGCACATCTGACGTGCCGTCCGTAAGCACCACGCCGTCGGCGGTAATCTGTTCGGAGAAACTCTTGATGTACGACTCCTTCCACTTGCCGCCCGATGCCTCCTTGGTTACACGCTCACCTGTCTCCGCTGATGTGGAAACCTTACAGCCGGTGGAAAATCCCAAAGCATTGCCGCCCATAGAGAGTATCAGGTCAGTTCCGTCTAAAACACTGTATTCCATGAATCTTAATTGTTAAAATTGTTATTACCGTGCAGACTATTCCGCCTGCAATAAATACACACCAGTCCACCCACCACAGCCCTCGCTCTTTCGAACGTTCTTCAACCGCCGTTTGAACACTGTCCTGAAGATGCGCGTTCTTCACGCTCAGGCGCTCGTTCTCCGCCTCATAATACGCACACAGACGCGCCAAACTGTCGCAGCCGCTCTCTATCACCAGGGTAGGAGGCTTGCCGCCCGCCCCCTGCTTCACACTCGCCTTCACGTGCGCACGGCCCGAGCTCGCAGCATAGCTCGCTCCTTCAGGCAGTCGCCACAGACCGGAGTCAAGCGCTATCTCCAGCAATGCCGTGTCCGCCTTCACCGGTGCCGTCCACCACGCCTTCATCACGCTCGTCGCGGCGCTTGCGCTGTCCTTTCGCACTGCGCTTGCCGACACTTTGTTTTCCGACCTCACCGTCTGTCTCGTCGAGCTGCAGCTCGCTGCTGACAGGACAAGCAGCCCTGTGAGGACATAGCTGAATAGCCTCAATGGCACGCGACAGACGGTTGACAGCACGTCGCGTGAGGTTGTTTTCAGCCACCAGTTTCTCAGTGATCTTTGTCGTCTCTTCATATTTCTTCTGCGTTTCCACAAGCAGCGTCGATACGTCTTCGTACATCACCTTGTAGGTGTCATGCACGCTCTTCGCCGTCTCGGCCTCCTTCACCTTGCGGTTCGCAACCCAAGCGATGGCGGCACCTATGCCGCCCGAGGGTATAGCCCACTGCAGGATTTGCATGATTACTGTGTCCGCCATCCTTGTTTTCTCTTTATTCGTTATTTACTCTGTTTTCACACTCTCCTTACTGCCTGATGCCGATGCTCTCTAACCATGCCTTAACGTCAAAACTCGGGCAGGCTTTATTCACGCCGGGCAGGTCACGGTGACCCACAATCTTGATCTGTGGAAACCTCTCGTGAAAGTCCCTCACGTACGCCGTCATGGCCTTCAGCTGTGCCGCCGTGCGCGTGTCCTTAGCCGTCTTGCCGTCCTTTGCCAGACCGCCGGCATACACCACATGGCGGCTCACCGAGTTATAGCCCGCAGCGCCGTTCGTCACCTCCCAGGGGTCCACCTCGGCATCCTCGTTGTTCTTCACCAGACGCTCCACTGTTCCGTCCAGATGGAACAAATCGGTGTAGCCCACCTGCTTCCAGCCCCTGCCGCCCTTCTTCACCGGGTCAGTGTGCCAGTGGCGTATCTCTTTAGAGCTTACCTCACGGCCTTCTGGCGTGGCTGTGCAGTGCAGCACCAGATATTTCATCCTTGCCATAGCCTAGCCGATGGGGTCAGCATACTCTGCCAGACCGCGGTCCACAACGTCCTGGGCACGATCCTGCTCAAATTCAAGCACCTCACCTGCCTCGTGCACCACGCTCAGGTCTTCCTTGTCGCGAAACTTTGCCACGACCTTCACACTCACTGTCTTTTTCTCTGCCATATTTTTTTTTATTTTAGTTGTATTTGTTACCTGGGCGGAGGCGGTTCCACGCACTCCGCCGTTCCCAGTTTCTATCCCTCGGGCACGTAAGTGAACTTCTTGGTCTTTCTCCAGTCCATCACCACTATCTCCTCGCCGAAGCCAACGTTCGTGTCGGCCTTCATCAGCAGCTTGAAGAAGTACAGCTCCGATGGGTTGCTCAGCTTGTCTATCTGGATCACGCTCTCGTCGTCCTGAAGGTTCACCGCAGCGAAGAAGTTGCCGTCCGCATCGGGCGAGCACAGCGTCGCCATGATGAGCGAGTCTGGCCAGGCGGCCACAGTCTCGATGGCGATGCCCTTGAAGCGCTTGCTGTTCACCTCGCTCTCGTTCGAGTTCTTGTGCTCACGCTCTGTCAGCTCCTTGTCGTACTGGTCAAAGTCGTCAACGCTCATCAGAATGCGCAGGTTCGGGTTCTCGCGCATCGCCTTGGGGATGGCGTTGCGCACAGCATACAGGCGGTCTATCATCGAGGTGGGGCCCTCAGGGTTCACCACAATCACGTCGTTTACCTTGGCAGCTTGCGTCAATATGCCGTCCATCAGCTGGTCGTCGGTGCCGCCGCTCACATACTCGCCGTTCACAAACAGGTTGCCAAGCTCAAACTGCACCTGCTTCGACAGCGCCTCCAGAAGAGCGTTCTGGGCCTCGGGAGGAAGTTCCGCAAACACCAGGTTGCCCTTAGGCTGCCACTTTCTCCATATCTGCTCAAAAGCTCGCGGGTTAAACACCGTGAACGCCATGAAGTCGTGGGGCTCCAAGGTCTGCTCGCTGTAATTGAAGTCGCCCTGGGCATCACTCTTCTGAGGGTCTTCCTTGCGCTTCTGCAGCATCTTGCCAGCCTTTAGGCGTGGCACGCTGATTTTCTTTTCCACACCGGGAATCACCATGATGAGTCCCTTGTCCACAAGCTCGTTGCCAGTGGTCGCAACGGTCAGGATGCGCTCCAGCACCTCGCCGTTGTAGTTCGTGTTCTTTACTACTATTGCCATTTGTTTTCCTTTTTATGGTTCTTCTGTCTCTAGTCCTTTACTGGAACTGGCGCTTCATGCGCGCTTCCCTGATTTGCTTCTGGCGCTGTTCCCATGGTCCGTCGCTCACGCCGGGCTGCACATGCAGGTCGTTCATCACCTTGCGCTTCGGGGTCAGGGCCGCAAGCACCTTCTTGCCCTCGTCCATGTTTCCCTTCAGAATGTTCTCGAAGGTCGGGCGGCTTTCAGCGTTGATGCGGCCGTCCTGCTCAGCTGCGTCCAGCAGTTCCTTACGCTCAGCCTCGGCGTCTGCCTCGGCTTTGTCTTCAAAGCCCTTCAGCTTCGTCTTCAGCTCCTTGTTCTCGTCCTCCAAGGTCTGTGCCTTGCCGGCAAGGGTCGCATAGTGCTGAGCTCTCGCCACCACTTCTTCATCACTCTTGCAGTCCTTAAACTGCGCCTGTTTCTTCAGTTCTTCTAATGTCATATCGTTCGCTTTTTGTGGCTCGTTCCTGAGCCGGTTGTTGAATGTCGTGTATATCTCCTCTGGGGTGCTGTCCTCAGCCACGGGGTCCGCATCATAAATGCCGTCTATCAGACCCATCTGCAGGGCCTCCTGCGCCGTCAGCCAGTGGTCTGTCCCGTCAAAGTATTGGGCTTTCACTTCTTCTTTACTCATGCCCATGCGCTGGGCGTACATCTCGCCCAGACTGTCCTCCAGACTCTCTATTTCCGCGATGCACTTCGCCATCTCTTGCTTGTTGCCGTAGCAGCCGCCGCTCACGCTGTGAAGCATCAGACGCGCGTACCGGCTCATCTCCACTGGCTTGCCGCACAGCGCTATCACGCTCGCCATGCTCGCCGCAACACCGTCCACATAAAGACGTATGTCGGCATTGCTCTGGCGGATGGCGTTGTAGATGGCTATACCGCTGAACACGTCGCCGCCGTTCGAGTTGATGCGGATGTCTATACGCTCGCTCTCCTCGGCGCAGGCTGCCAGCTCGGCTGCTATCTGCCCGCTCGCCACCTCGTAGCCGATGTCGCCATACATGTAGATGGTGCTCACGCTTGCCGCTTTCTTGATATTGAAATATTTGCTCATTGTCTCCTTTTTTGTCGGGCGGTTTGCCCATGTTGCGGTTGCAAAGTTAATGGCTTTCCGACCTCATTCCATACCCCCTGTTTTATCATGAAACGTTATGGCGGCATCATAACGCCACAACTTGTCGTCATGCTTTTCACTCGCTCGGATTCACTCCTTTTCACGGTAATTTTGCACTGCATTTATTCACATTATAAACAGATTTTTCAATGGCAGATTTAACCAATACACAGAAAAAGGAGTGGGCTCGCACGCTTTATCTCCGAGAAAACCTCACACAGCAGGAGATTGCCGACCGTGTGGGAGTGTCACGCGTCACGGTCTCCAAATGGTGCCGAGCCGGCAAATGGGAGGAACAGAAGGTCGGACTCACGCTCACACGACGTGAGCAGGTACAAAGCCTCTATCGTCAGGTGGCCGAAGTCAACAACGCAATACAGCTCAAACCAGAGGGGCAACGATACCCTGATGCTAAGCAGGCTGACACTATCGTGAAGCTCACATCCGCAATACGAAACATGGAGCAAGAGGTGGGCATCGCCGACCGCATCGCTGTGCTCACTGATGTCATCGAATGGATGCGACCATCCGACCTCGACAAGGCAAAGGAGCTAACCTCGCTTTTCGACGCTTACATCAAGGACAAACTCTAACAGCGTATGAAACAGACTGACCGTATAGCACTACAAAACTGGGAAAAGTTCAAGGACAACATCGCGCGCGCAACGCCCGTCGATCGCTCCATGTCACAGGCCGAAATACAGAAGCACCGTGCATGGCTTGAAGCACGCCCGCTCGAATGGATAAAATTCTTTTTCCCGAACTTCGCACAGTATGAGTTCGCACCTTTTCAGAAAAGGGCCATACGACGCATTCTCTCCAATCCCGAGTGGTTCGAGGTAATCTCATGGAGCCGGGAGCTCGCCAAGTCCACTTGTGCCATGTTCTGCATCATGTACCTCACACTCACCGGGCTTAAACGAAATGTCATACTCACATCCAATTCCTTCGACAATGCCGTCCGACTGCTCGACCCGTTCCGGGCCAACCTCGAGGCCAACGGGCGCATCATCGCCTACTACGGAAAGCAGCAGTCGCTCGGCTCATGGACGGAGGACGAGTTCATCACCAAGCAGGGCGTGGCATTCCGGGCACTTGGTGCAGGGCAGTCACCACGTGGCTCCAGAAAGGATGCCGTCCGCCCGGATGTATTGATTGTCGATGACTTCGACACAGACCAGGACACACTCAATCCCGACATCATACAGAAACGATGGGACTGGTGGGAGAAGGCGCTTTACCCAACGCGCTCTGTCTCTGAGCCTACACTGGTGCTCTTCTGCGGCAACATCATCGCCAAGGACTGCTGTGTCGTCCGCGCAGGAGCAATGGCCGACCATTGGGACATCGTTAATATCCGCGACAAGGACGGACACTCCACATGGCCCGAGAAAAACTCAGAGGAGCACATCGACCGTGTACTCGCCAAGATTTCCAAGAAGTCAGCGCAGGGCGAGTACTTCAACAACCCCATCTCAGAGGGCGAGATATTCTCCGAGATGGCGTTCGGAAAGGTGCCGCCACTCTCCAAGTTCAAGTTCCTCGTAGCATACGGCGACCCTGCCCCTGGCGAGGGGAAAGGCAAAAAAGGCAAGTCGTTCAAGACGGTCTCACTCCTCGGCAAACTCTCTGGCAAGCTGTACGTCATAAAGACGTTTTTGGCTCAGGCGCTCAATGCCGAGTTCATCGACTGGTATGTGCAGCTGCTCGCATTTGTCGGAGGGCGTGCTCCAGTCTATTGCTACATGGAGAACAACAAACTTCAGGACCCGTTCTTTCAGCAGGTATTCAAGCCGCTCGTCGCCAAGGTGCGACGCGAGCAGGGCGTACAGCTCTACATACGAGGCGACGAGGAGAAGAAAACCGACAAGGCAACACGTATCGAAGCTAACCTCGAACCGATGAACCGTGCCGGCAATCTCATACTCAACGAGGCGGAACGCGACAATCCCCACATGAAGGAGCTCCTCGACCAGTTCACGCTCTTCACCCTCTCCCTGCGCTATCCGGCCGACGGTCCTGATGCCGTAGAGGGCGGCAATCGCATCATCGACGAGATTCAACACCGGGCGGAACCGCCCCTCACACGCTCGCGTGCCGACATACGCACACGCAACAAACGAAGATTATAAATTCTAAACAATGTATATATGAGCCAATTCGTACAACTTTCCGACTACGATGCCTCCATTCACCGCGAGATTCTCGATGCGCTCACCAGAGCCGACGAATCTCTCATCGAGATTTGTGAGGATCGGGCCATCGCCGAAATGCGGTGCTATCTATCCAAACGATACGACTGCGACCGTATTTTCGCAGCCACCGGGTCCGACCGACTCCAGCTCGTACTCATGATGGTCATAGACATCGCCGTATACCACATCTTCTGTATTCACAACCCGCAGAAACTCTCGCAACTGCGCAAGGACCGCTACGACCGGGCTGTCGAGTGGATGAAGGCGGTCGCCGCAGAGGACATCTCCATCGAGGGGGCACCGCTACTGCCCGAGGAGGTGCGTGCAGCACATGCGCCATTCCGCTTGAAAAGCAACACCAAACGGGTCAATCACTGGTAACTGACAATTAAAAATTCTGATTATGACAAAACGAAAGTATAGCAAAGCCCCAAAGGGCAAAATCACCATAGGCGGAAACATTCCGCAGCAGGGACAGCAGCGTCCAAATGTCATTGTGCTCACGCAGCCAAAGCGCTTCGGCATCGACATCGCCGACTTCACTTCGGCTGTCCGGGCGGCAGAGGATGTCGATTTCTCGCGACGATACAAGCTCTACGACCTTTACGCTGACATACTCATGGACACACACCTCTCCTGCGTCATCGAGAAGCGACGCAATGCCGTACTATGTGCCGACATCGAGTTCTGGAGAGACGGCAAGCCCGACGAGGCGGTCAACGAGCAGATTAAGTCACCATGGTTCTCACGACTCGTCACCGACATAATCGATGCAAAGATGTGGGGCTTTTCACTCTGCCAGTTCTATCGCCAGGGCGAATGGGTCGATTACGACCTCATCCCACGGAAGCACGCCGACCCGGTGCGCCGACTCATACTACGACATCAGACCGACATCACCGGCACCTCATGGGACGAATACCCCGACCTGCTTTTCATCGGATCGCCTTCTGACCTCGGACTCCTCGCCAAGGCTGCACCATGGGTCATATACAAGCGAAACACCACTGGCGACTGGTCACAGTTCTCCGAGGTCTTTGGCATGCCCATTCAGGAGTACACTTACGAGACCGATGACGAGGACTCCCGACAGCGGGCCATCGACGATGCCTACAATGCCGGCTCGCTCGCCGTCTTTGTCCATGGCAAGGACACCACGCTAAACCTCGTTGAGGCGGGCAACAAGACTGGCTCAGCGGATGTCTACGAGCGGTTTTGCGAGCGCTGCAACAACGAGATTTCAAAGCTCATTCTCGGCAACACGCTCACCACCGAGTCCTCCGAGAATGGCACGCAGGCGCTCGGCACCGTCCACAAGAAGGTGGAGGACCGCGTGGCGCAGGCCGACCGTCGCTACATCCTCGATGTGCTCAACTACGACATGACGGACATCTTCCAGCGTATGGGCATCAACACCGCTGGCGGCAAGTTCTGCTTCCCCGAGCAGAAGGACATCGACCCGTCCACCAAGATGAACATCCTCACGCAGCTACGCTCCAACTTCCAGCTCCCAGTTTCCGACGAATATCTCTACGAGGAGTTCGGCATCGAGAAGCCGGACAACTACGACCAGCTCAAAGCCGAGCAGCAACAAAAAAAGGAGGCTCTTGCCTCCCTCTCTGGTCAGCAGTTCCCCACTGACGATGATGATGACGATAATGACGACGACCCCGACGACTCCGAGGGCAAGGGTAGCAACACGCCCGAACCGTCCCCAAAACAGAAAAAATCGTTCAAAAACTGGCTACGCTCTTTTTTCGCCAAAGCCCCGCAACACGTCGGGGCGGATTTAGAGTGGTAGTAAACAGCCTATACCAGGCCAAGGCTGCCGATGTGGCGGCTGCCATGGAGTTCTCCGATGACTTCATCGCGCAGGTTCTCCACGACATCTACCGTCGGGGCAAGGCGCAGTCTCCCACCGACCTCTCGCCCGAACTGTTCCGCGCCATCCTCCGTCGATTCAACGAGGCCACGGCCGAGGGCATCGGTGCTTCTGACGCACACGACCCAGATGTGGATTTCCGCCAGGCACTCCAACATTCCAACGAGGTCTTCTCTGCCTTCAAGGTCCACCGTATGCAGTCAGACATGGCAAGACTCCTCACCGATTCAAACGGCGATTTAAAGCCGTTCAATCAGTGGGCAAACGATGTTCTGCCCATCGCCTCGCATCAGTGTGGGGCATGGCTGCGCACCGAATACGACACGGCGGTCATTCGGGCACATCAGGCTGCCGACTGGCAGCAGTTCCTCCGGGAGGCTGATGTGCTGCCTAACCTCAAATGGATGCCATCCACATCGCCCAATCCTGGTGCCGACCATCAGCTCTTTTGGAACACGGTCCGCCCCATCAACGACCCGTTCTGGAACGAACACCGGCCGGGCGATCGATGGAACTGCAAATGCTCGCTTACATCCACCGACGAGCCGTGTACCGCTGCGCCCATGGGCGACAAGCACAGCACACCGCAGCCGGGGCTCGACACCAATCCTGGCACCGACAAGGCCACGTTCTCGCAGTCGCATCCGTACTTCCCCAAGTCGTGCGCCTCGTGTCCTTTCAACAAGGGGTTGAAAAATAGATTGATGAGGGTCTTTAGAAACGAGGAGAAACACTGCTATAACTGCAGCAAGATAAATCGTGCCATACAGCAACCTGGAGCCGCTACAGCAAAGTCGCTTGTCGATAATGTCGCAAAGGATATGATAGCCAGAAAGACTGCTTACAGTTTCTATTCGTTCAGCGATCGTGAAGTTGCAAAAATCAAACAGCATGGGGTTGATTTGGAATCTAAGGATATATTTCTCTCTGACCAAAGGGTACTTCATGCCTTACGAGATTTCAAGAAGAATAACGGCAAGTCGGTAAGTCCTGACGAGTTGAAGTTCTTTGTCGAAAACATCGCATCATGCAGCATGTATTTCGACACGGAAAAGGCTAACATCATTTTTGCCACATACCAAAACGGGAAAGTGCAAAAGTTTGTCGTTGAACCAAATTACAAATTAAAAGCCAATGGTACCAAATTTATAGCAAACGCATTCATCACAGCAGGTATAACACAACAATATAATCTGGATGAAGACAGATACATAAAAATAAGGTGATAATAACGGTAGGAATCGAACCTACGATATGCGCTCCGAAGACCGCTCGGCTACCTACTGCCATCATCGTTATTATCACCTCTGTTGCAAAGGTAAACATTATATTTCAAAATCAATCATTATGGACGAGAAAATTTTCATCCGTCAGCTCGAAACACATCAAAAGGAGCTGAACAGGCTTATACATCGCCGACTCCCGGTTCTCATCGGACGTATGGCTAAGGACCATTTCCAGAATAACTTCCGTTTGCAGGGCTTCCTCAACAATGGGCTCACGCGGTGGCCTGAAACGCGACGACAGCAGTCGGGTGGTAAAAGTGCCGCTTCGCAATACGGACCGCTGCTTTCCGGCTGCAACCATCTCTTTGCGTCTATCAAATACTCACCGGCAGATGCCAGCGTCATCATCGCCAACGACCTCCTCTATGCGCCGCTTCACAACTGGGGAGGCTCCACGCATCCTGCCGTCACCGACAAGATGCGACGCTTCGCGTGGGCGATGTTCTACAAGGAGGCGGGCATCAAACGGGCCAAATCGGGCAAAACAAAGAAAAAGAAAATGGCGGCTGCTGCCGAAAATCCGAGAGCAAGCCGATGGAAGGCGCTTGCACTCACCAAAAAGACAAAACTCAACATCCGCATACCGCAGCGACAGTTCATCGGCGACAGCCGTGAACTATCGGATAAGGTACAACAGAAAATTACAACCGAAATTCATAACATCTTAAACGCGTAAATCACTATGGACGAACTTTTTTCACTTTTCATTCAGCGCATCTCTGAATGGATGCCTGAACTCACTCTCGTCGATGAGGACTACGGACAACTCGAAGCTGGACTCGAAGAGGAAACTTATCCCGTCACTTTCCCTTGTGTCCTCATCGGCAATCTCGAAGCCGATTGGGAAAATCTTACAGGGGGTGGGCAGCGGGGCGCGGTATTTTTCTCCGTCCGTCTCGCGGTCGATTGCTACGACGATACGCACTACGGATCGGGCACGGAGTCAAAGGTCGCCGAGCGTTTGCTAATGGCAAACCGTGTCTATGCTGCTCTCCAGGGCTTCCGGCCGAACAATTCTATGACTGCGCTCGTGCGCACCAAGTCGCGTTTCTATTCGCTCCCAGCTGGCGTCAAGGCCTATGAGTACACGTTCTCGTTCCGTATCCACGACGACTCGGCGCGGGAGCTACAGCGTGGGGAATAGTTCCAGCTGCTTCGCCGTCAGTCTCGGCACCTTCACCTTCGGCAACGGCTTCACGTTTACAGTACCACCCTCCCTGCACTTGCGTCTGATGATGCTCATGATGCGCTCTTCCGAAATAAAGAACTCACGTTCTGAAAGAAGCTTAAGGGCATCATCAAAACGTAGGCGCTGCACCTCCGTCCAGTAATAGTAACGGCGGTACAGAGCCTCGTCCCTCAGCTTTATCAGCTCTTTATTCCTTCCTTTTTTCATAGTCTGCAAAAATAAACTTTTTCCCTTAAACCGCAAGCAAAAAGCCACCTAAATCGTTCATATTTAGGTGGCTTTATTCATCTTGCGCCCTCCAAAGGCTCAGAAAGGCTCAAAAAGGCCCAGCACATCATCACAACCTGCAGAAGCTCGGCTCTATGCGGCTCCACACACCGTTCTCCGGATTGCGCTTAGAAAAGTAGTAGTTCGTCGCCGTGGCCTGAACCACATTGGCTTCCTTGAACAGACGCATGATTTCTGCATACTCCTCGTCAAAGCGGTCCTCCAGCTCATAAAGCTTCGAGATGCTCTTGTAGTCCAGGTCGCCCGTCTTGTTGCGCTCCAGAAGCGTCATCGCCATCTGGTACATCGGGTCCTCCACGCCCTTCTCGCTCGCCTCCATGTAGCGTTTCAGGTAGTCCACAAGGCGCTCGGCCGCAAGGTCTGCACGCTCGTCAAAGCCCTTCACCTTGTTAAACTTCACCTCAAGTTTGAAGTCCCCGTCTGTGATCGTGTAGCTCTGCTGGCTCTCGTTCTTCACGGCGCCATACTTGCGCATGAGTTTCGTGAAAGCTGTCACCTCGTCGTCAAGCCATTTCTTGAAGCCCGAAACCTCGCTCTCCAAGTTCTCCACTCTGCCCAGAACGTCATGCATAAACTGCCCACGCAGCGCCTCGTAGCTCTCGCGCTTCGCCATGCGGTCGTTCTTTACCTCGGTCTGCAGCCGTGCTAACAGCTCGGCACGCTGCTCCTTTGTCATACCCTTCAAGGGGTCCACTGTCTCGTTCTTTGTTTCCATTGTCTTTTCTTTTTATGGGTTCATTACTCGTTTTCTTTCTTCTTGCGGTTCATGGCACGCAGTTTCGTGTTCAGGGTTGCCAGTTCCTCGCTGTCCAGGAAGCGGAATGCCTTGCCCGCTATACGTTTGTCCTCGCAGAAGCGGTCCACGGCTTGCCAGTCTGCCGTGTTCACACCCCACAGCTGCATCTGGTGCAGCACGCCGCTACGCGCCTTGCGCTTCGCCTTCAGCAGAGCGGCACGCCGTTCGTCGTAGCCCGCCACACGTTCCATTTCCTTGCACATCAGTTCATACTCCTTGTCGGTCATCTGGCGCAAGTGCTCTGTTCTCTCGTTGGTAAACTGCCTCACAAGGGTCTCCTTGTCTGCGCCTGGCAGAAGCTTCAGCAGCTTGTAGAACTTCCCGTAGTTATCGACGTGGTTCATGCTCAGCCTCCTTTTCTTTCCATTTCAGCCAAGCCTCCCTCGCCACGGCAAGTGTCGTCGGCACGTCCCAGGTCAGCCCGTCGGCTGGCAGTATAGGCACGTTGTTGAAACATACGTACACCTCACCGCTGAACTCGCGAGCCTGAACTATTGCTTCGCTCTCTCTAACTAAGGCAGCAGCCTTCTGTGCAGCCTTTCTTTCTCTATGGGCCTTGCGCTTTGCGCTAAGCCACATTTTAATGTTTGTCAGTATTTCCATTTTCATTGATGTTTATTGGATTTACAGTTGCTTCATCTTCAAAAAATGCAAGGTCTATATCTGCAAGCAGTGTCGTTTCAAACCTAAAAGACAATTTGCAAGCCGATGCTGGAAGACCGACTTCCTGCATCTTTTCCTCAAACTTCTTGCGGTACGTCTCTTTTATTTTATCCTCTATGCCTTTCCGCTTCTTGTCAAGAACAATGCCGAAGCGTAAAGTCCTGCGTGAACCATAGACATTCGTTGTTACGGTCAATATCCCAATATATATCATTTCTTTTCCGTTTTACTTGGTTTCCACTTGATGGTCACTTCGGCGTCCATCTTGCCGCTGCCCTCACACACAGGGCAGATTTTCCATTCACTATCGTTCGGGCTGCTCCGGTCACCAGCAAAGCCTCCGTTGCCATGACAGTATTCGCAAGTATATCCTCGGCTCTCGATCCGTTCTTCCTTGCTGCCGTAAACTGGTGGCGTCAGCCATATCATTCGATGCTTACTGCTCATTGTTTCTCGCGTTTATATGTTACTTTCTCATAAGTGTGCCACTGGATTATCCGTGCCGCAAACATCAGGTCGGTGGTCTCCAGCACCACACACCCTTTGTTCTTCTGGCTGCGGTGTACCGTTAGGTCACATTGCCAGTTACCCTCCAGCCATTCGTCCATCACGCTCTCCGCCTGGATCTTCTTCAGCAGGATGTATATCGTGTCACCCTGCCGGTAGTCGTTCATATCCTTGCTCATTGCTTCTTGTCGTTGTTGGTCCAATATTCTTCGGCTCGCTCCGCCCAGATGGTGTAGTAGCCCTTGTCCCCGAAATATCGCCCCTTCGATATGGCTCTATAGCCCTCCACCCATATCTTCAGCGAGGCGTCAAACATCACGCTCACCGCTGTACGCCCCTTCGGGCGTGTGCCCTCGGCTTGGCTGATGATGACGAGCAGTTTGTTGGGATGCCGTGCCTTGAAAGCCAGATAGTCCTCAAAGCTCATGCCCGTATACTGGTAGGAGTCTATCACCACCGTGTCGGGGCTTTTCCTTTTTTGCAGCCGCTTGTCAAGGTCCTCCATGCTCTCGGCATCCAGCAGCACCATTCGGCGTGCCACGTCCTGCATCCCGGCTCGTATAAAGGCGTTCTTCATCGTCAGGCTCGAACCTTCTTCCAGACTGTCATAAGCCACTCGCCCGAATCGGCATAGTTCCTTGCACAGCTTCAGCACGAAACTCGTCTTGCCGCTTCCGCTTCGACCCCACACGAACCACACACCGTTCCGCTCAGGCTCGCCAAACGCCTCGCGCCACTCGTCGCTCAGCTTGTAGGTCTGCTTCTTCATCGCAAGCAGCTCGCTCACGCTTATCGCTCTTTTCATATCGTTTGAATGTTATTTGAACACCGTTCAAGCGTCCATCTGCTTCACTCTGTGTACACCTTTCTTAACCCTCCTCAGGTCGAAGTCATACTGCTCAGCGTCCTTCACCACCTCAGCTATCTTCTTGCGGTCGGTCAGCCCGTTCGCCACGCAGATCGCATAAACGTCGTTCGGACTTGTCTGCTCCAGCTCGAAGAACTTGCGTCCTATCCTGGAGTGTATCTCGTTATAGCCTTTCTTGTCATAACGCAGTCCCATCTTCATCCTGCGCTTGATATAAGAGGTCGAGAAAAACACGATGCCGCATTTGTCCTCAAGCCTGTTATACAGGTCTATGAAGTAGTGGAACACCCTTTCCGTCAGCTTGTCCGCTTCATCGAACAGCAACACCGGGTTCTCCGTCTGTATCAGCGCGCCGATGATTGCGTCAAGCATGTCTCTTATCGTCATGCCGTCAGTCCTCAAGCCTATCTTCTTCGCAATGTCGCGGATAAAGTCGCTCCGCTTCATGTCTTCCGAGCACAGAATGTAGTAGGCGCCGCTGTGCTCACGTTCGTAAAGCCGCGCTGCTGTGGTCTTGCCGCATCCGGCTTCGCCCACCACCCAGGTCACGTTCTTCCATTCCTGGGCGTCAGTCATCGCATAGGCCATCTCCTTTGCTGCCGTGGTCTCCACCATCTGCCAGGCACCAGGGGTGGCGGTTCCCACCTGCGAGGCTATCTTTCGCCACATGTCGTCGCTGATGTTCTCCCACTTGCCGCTCAGCACCGAGCTTACCGTGCCCGCACTCGTACCGTCCAGACTGGCTGCAGCCTTGTTCTGGCTCGGATATTTCATCACATAGAGGCGCAGGGCCTCGCGTATCTGTTCTTTCTGTTTCTCGTTCATATCGTTTGGTCTTTATTTTCGTTCTTATAGTTTCGATGCAATCTTCTTCTCCATCGGAAGCGGTATTCTCGGCGTGTCGCCATCATCACCGCCCTCCATCACGTCCAGCCAGTCGTCAAGGCTCAGCGATTTCGTGTGTCTTCCCAGCTGGTACTGCTCAGGAGGCTGCGAGTAACGCTCCATGCGGTGGTCTATCTGCCGCTGCACGGCTGCCGTCGTGCCCTTCAGCTTCGGCGAGTGCAGACCCTGCTGCTCCGCGTCCGTGCCATGCTCCGCAGCTATCGTCCTGCCGGCCACCGTCCGCTCTATGCGGTCCTGAAGGTTGGCCTCCTGCTCCTGGCGGATAAACTTCGCATCGTCCGTCCCCTGCTGGTCTTGCAGCGCGCGGTGTATCAGTATGTAGGGTTCTGCCGTCCGCTCAAAGCGCAGCGAGCCATCTGTACCTTTTGTATAGAGTCTGATGCTCGCAAAGTCGTAAGGGTCGTAAGCCACGATGAAACGCTCGTAGGTGTGCTTCCTTCGCCACTCGTGGTCGGGTACGCCGGGCGATGAGCACACTTCGTACTGCCGCTTCTCGCCCTTCACCGTCACCTGCAGACCCTGGTCCGTGAACGTCGCCATGCGTTTCGTAAACACCCAGAACATGTCCACCATGTCGTGCAGCGTCACTTCCTGGGTCTCCTCGTTCACGCTCTTCTCGTACATGTCTATCCTGCGCTCGCCCGTCGCAGGGTGCACACCCTCGTTCCATTCCTTACGGGCTGCGGCATAGGCATCTTTCAGCTCCTCCAGAGTGTACAGACTGTCCTTGTTGGCTTCGATAAACTCCACGTTCGGGCGGCTCGACGCCTTCTTCGCCGTCACGTTCTGACCCGTGAAGCGCCAGTCCTTGTGCAGCACCTGAGCCTGAAACCGTCCGAACACGCTCTCTATCGTCTTCGACTCGCCGTTGTAGGGCTGTGTCGGTCTGTGTACGCGGCAAATCTTCCCGATAAAGCCGTCCGAGTCCAGCTTCTTGTGGCCGCCCTGGTTGTCATAAACAATCTCATAAGGCTTGTGTCCGCTCTTCTGGATTGCCATGCGGTAGGCGTGGTATTGGGCCTCATAGTCCTCTGTGTCGCTGATGCAGTAGCCCAGAAGCACCTCGCTCATTGCGTCGATCACTTCATACACCTGGGTCGTCCGCACCTTGCCCTGCTCGTCCCTATAGTAAAGGTTCAGCTTCGTGCCGTCACCATACCATAGCGTGTCCCTGCGGGTCGGAAGTGCCGTCTTGTGCTTTCTGCCGTAACGCTGACGCGCAGCCTGCTCGCCATATACGGCGTCATACCATAAAGGCTCAACCGACGGGCTGTTCAGCCATTTCTTCATACCGCTCAGGCTTCTTATCGGCTTCCAGCCTCTTTCCTCGGCTATCTCGTTTGCCTTCTCAAACAGCTGCGCGTCGGTGTACACCGGCACCTTGCTGCGCTTCAAAGCCACAATCAGTTTCAGAAAGTCCCCCGTTATCTTCAGTGCCGAAGAGTTGCCCAGCTTGCCGCTCACCACGCTCTGGTAGCCATCGGCCTTCCAAGCCTTCAGTCGCGTCTTCAGTCGCGCCAATGTGCCCGGGAGCGTGTGGCCGTAGCTCTCGCGCATACGTTCCGAACTGTCAAGTATCAAGTCCCACGCACCCGACATCGGAGCGTTCAGACTGCTGCGGATGGCCTGGCGTCTTGCCGCCATCTTCTCCAGCTTGCCAAGCACCGAGGCGTTGATGGTATATTCCTCTATCATCTTCTCCGTCAGGTGACGCTCCTGCCCGTCCTTGTCCATATAGGTGTAGGCTTCGTAATACTCACGCGCCTTCGCATCTATCTTTATGCTTGCCTTCGTCATAGCCTCTCGCATCTTTTCTTCTGGGTCGCCGTATGTCGCCACAAACCGCCGTCTGTACTTCTCCGGAATACTGCTCCACACATACAGTGCCTGAGTCCCCTCGCCGCCGCCACGACGTGCACACGCTATGTTGCTGCGTTGCACGTTGCATTTCAGCGTGTTCGCCTTCATCACGGGGTCTCTGCCGCCCGTCAGCTCGGCAAACGTCACGCACAATATCTTGTTGTAGTACTCCATTTCCTTTTTGTCTTTGTTTTCCTTCTTGCGGTTCTCTCCTTACATAGTGGCGCAGCACATGGCTTCCACCTTCTCCTGCACGGTCTTGATGTCTGTAAACCCGGCGTGCTCGATGCGTTCCACCACGTCGCCTTTCTCGTCCTTCAACTCCAGTACGCCCGTGTTCTTGTCGCCTTCCCACATCCAGCCGTTCTCGAAGTGCTGGCGCATCATGTTGTCTGCGTCATGCACCACCTCGCTCGCAGGAGCCGTTACCAACTCAAAACCGCCACGCTGAACGGCAAGGCTGCGTATCTTTTTTGCCAGGTCGCTCTGACCCTTCACCGGGTGAAAGTTCAATGCGTAGCTCACCATCTCCTTCGTCACGCCGAAGGCCTTTGCCAAAAACTCCCGCTGGGAGCGGGTTACTGTTATCACTCTTTTCATTGTCCTCTGTTTTTAGTTCGTTATTACTTTTGTTCGTGGAGTGTAGGGGAGTCGAACCCCATGCAAGCTGTCCTACGCGCTTCGCTTTCGCTTATTCCAAATTTCCGGCTCGCAGCATCCTTGCCACTCCTGCGGTCTTTCCCGCCGTCATCCGAGGCTCACGGTCTTTCCCGTCGTCATCCGAGGCTCACCCAATACCCAACGGCCCAGAAAGGCTCAGTCAGGCCCAGTAAGGCACATCCCCTCCAATCTCCCTCCAATCTTCTTACCCTCGGCTATCCTTTCATATTCTTTAATTGCTAAAATTCGTTATTCTCGGCCTTTTTCACTATCTTTGGCCGCACGTTTATTCTTAAACACGCTGCAAAGATAAACAAGATTTCTCGACTATGCAAGAAAAACGACAAGAAAAATCGCCCATAAAGCAAAACATCTTGCTCTATCTGGCTCAAAAAGGGGTTTCTCCCTATGAATTTTATAAGGAATCGGGTGTTACTCGCGGTATATTACAGCAAAACAATGGTATAAGCGAAGATAATATTGCAAGATTTCTCGCCTATGCCCCGGATGTTAGTGTCGAATGGTTAATTACCGGCAGAGGAGAGATGCTCTCAACTATGCAAGAAAAAAAACAAGGAAGACCAGATTCGGAAGATAAACAGCCTAAAGTTTCATATAACCCAGCCATAGGAAAGCCTTATTATGATGTAGACTTCTTAGGTGGGTTCAATGAGATTGTCAATTCTCAAGTAACTATTCCGACCAACAACATCGTAATACAAGGATTTGAGAAGGCAGACTTCTGGTGTAATGTCACTGGACACTCTATGGAACCCAAAATTAACCATGGTGACATTATTGCCCTCCATAAATGCACCCTGGAGGACATTCAATATGGGGAAATCTACGCTGTCGTACTTGATACATTACGCACCATCAAGATACTCCGTCGGTCGTCAGATCCAAAGAAGCTGCGTTTCGTCCCTATCAATACAACAGACTATGACGAGCAAGAATACCCGGTAGAACGCATCATGAACGTATTTGAGGTTATTGGAAGCATCTCCAAGTTCTTCTAATACGATACGTATACCATTCCAACCCCATCCGAACCCTGTTTGGAGTGGCGCCCCATCTTTTGACACACACACCACACGCATCACGCACACGCTCCACACCGCAAAACGTGTCGCGCACGCACATACATAGGTATAATAGGGTAGCAAAGCAGCCAAAACCCCGATAAACAGGGCGTTCCCGACATTCCGCAAAGGTTTATAACATGTCAAAACGTGGGATTATCCCCACCCCCTAAACGCCCGAAAATGACATCAATCACAATTTATTCGGAGTTATATAGGGGGTCAATCACTTGTTTTCCATGTTAAAAGTGAATACCCAAATGCACACCCTCTCTGAACATTTCGTTTTTCCATGCACACCCAAACGCACACCCAACTGCACACCCAAACCCGAAAAACGCCATTTTTCGCCCCTCTCAGGAGCCGTCATAACGCAAAAACGGCTTGACCACTGTTCAAATCAGTGTTCAAGCCGTTCAAATGCCGTTATATCAACGTTTTAGCCGTTTAAATCATCCTTATTTCTTCTCTTTTTCCGTCCTGGGTCCTCTTATCAGCTCTCCCTGCTGGATCATAGCCTTTTTATTGAGTATAACGCCTCCATCAGCCAGTCCGGCGTGTAGCAGCGAGCTTTTCTTTATACCCACCTCATCCTCTGTCAAAACCGTATAAATCGCCGATATTGAGCCGAAGTAGTAGTTCTTCCGCCCATGTATCAAATGCACATGTATAACCTTTGTCATAACCGTTCCTTTCTGTTTCCTAAAATATTCTTTTTCGCTTGCAAATATACCAAATAATAACTATTTGGAAGAATTTACAATCATAAAAAGCAAGAAACAAGCAAAATAAAAGGCATGACCGCAGCCACACCCTCCTTCATTCAACCACCACTCAAACAAGCCGTTTAAAGCCCCGTCAGCGTTCATTTCCATGTTCAGACGATAAAGCACCCACATGAGCAGCCATACGCGCCCAGAAGCCCACGAAATGCCCCACACAGCCGTCAGGACAGCCCAAAACATAACATTCTCAGCCCCGATGTAAAGCAATACCCTTCAAACACCGTTCAAATCGAGCTCAAACGTAAAACAAATGTAAAGCGAATGTAACGTTTCGTTTTTCCCTCTCATTTTATCCATCGTCCTCAAACCCTTTGTAAATCAACACTTTCCCCGATTTCTCTCTCACTCCACTTTTATACGTTTCGTTTTATCCCCCTTATGTGTCTGATGCTCCGTTCAGACTTAGGCAACAGCCCAATCGGATATACCGATTGGTTACGTTTTCGTATATCGAAAACACAAACTTGCTCCCGAAACAACTTCTCAATTTTTCTTATCTCATTTTTGACCACATGGGCATTGTATTAGCATTCTCCTACAAAGGAAATCATTGATATCCTTGCTATCGGCGTATTCTGATGAAGCATCAACAACTTCGCCCATACACATCCTCATGATTTGCTTTGTCGCATTGCGTCCTGCTTCATCGTTGTCCAAGTGGCAATATACCTTATGGTATTTGTTCAAAACACTCGAAGCCTTTGTTATGTTGATTACAGAGTTTAGCACGACAGCATTACAGTCACCATGCAGTTCTACAAAAGATAGGAAATCAATGAAGCCTTCAAATACATGACAATCATCATCACTATGCTCAATAATAGATATGTCCTTAGGAGAGATGCATCCCTTGAAATAAGCATTGCGTATCTCATACCCTCCGCAGCGATTGGCAAAACCAACAGCATAATACCTCTTACCATGATTTGTATAATGGATTTCCTTGCAATAACAAGTCGCGACACTTGCACTGACACCTCTACCTTTCAAATAATAGAGCAAAGAATGGTTTGTCAGTTCCATTACGGTTACATTTGTAAAGGCTTCATCGGCTTTCTTATTTGGCTGTAGATTCTGAATTACAGGAAACTTTGGCTCAATGACATGATTAGAAGATTGCCACTTGTTATTATCATAAAGGAGCAACTTTTCCAATGTTCTAAGGTTACCACCTTTGCCCAACCCGAAGTCATACCACACATTTTTGTTCACATCCACTTTGAATGATGCCGTAAGCTCATTGCGTAATGGTGACAAATACCACCAATTGTTTCTCTTGACTGATGTAGGCTGATGCCCATGCTCTTGCAGGAACTCTGTGATTGCCATGTTGTCTGATATATTCATCTTGCTTTGCTTGTTGAGTTGTTGAAATGTTGAATGATGATTGATGAAAAGAAAAAGTGTTGAGCCTTTGTTGAATACTTTGTTGAAAGATAAATGCTTGAAATACAGTACATATACTTTTCTTTTCATCATTTCAACAAATCAACAGAAGTTATATGTTTAGTGTGTCTAAGAACTCTTTCGTCACCGTATAGAAACGACCAACTCTGTTTATAGCTCCATACTTTGACGGCTTTGAATAGTCATACTGGTAGGTCGTGTATGAAAGAGCGTTTGGCGCAGGCTTCAATCGCCACAATTCCTTCACAACCTTGCGGATATGCCATAGTTCTACTTTCACTCCATTCAGCGAAAGCAATGGTAGAAGGTCTTGTGGGATGAACGATATCTTGTCAACATTCTGGCTCTCCATAATGGTACGCAGCAACTCCACTATGTCAATCTCTGTGTGGTTGCGATTGCTCTGCATAATTCGTTCCAACGCTTCTGTGCGAATGAGCGCAGGATCGAACCACATTCTACTTTCTTTCGTAGTTGACAGCGGGCGATGCTGCAAATAGTACAGAAAGGCAGGTATCTGCTCCTTTAACTTTTGCAAGAAGTTGGTATCGTCACTATCCAACCTCATCACCTTGCGCACCCAATAACGAGTTTCACCCACATCAATAATTACAGGGAACAATTCGTTGTTGGAACACAACACGAACTTGGCGAAGAAGTTCACTTCCTGCCTATCCTTACCTTTTGCTTCCACTTTATAGGTCTGCGCTGTACTTAGGTTTTTCAGACGTTCAGAGTCCTCACGTCTACACAACAAAACCTCATCAACGACAATCAACAACTTTCCTGCCCAGTCAGAATTGAACTGACTGCGGAAGTCTTCGTTTGTGTTGAATGTGGTATTGTCTTGAAAAACCGCTTTCAAGAAATTCAAGAAGGTAGTCTTACCTGTATTGCGCTCTTCAGACACCAACAACAGAATTGGTAGTTTCTGTGTCGGTTGCCTATAAAGCAGTTGCATATAGTCCAATCCTAATTCAAACTGCTCACCGAAAATATGGCGCATCAGTTTTATGATGTCAGGAAACTCGCCCTCAACAGGCACATGAGTAATTGGCTCATACAAATTGTAGAAGCCATCTATCTCTTTATGGTAATCTGTATGACTTGGCACAGTACAGAAGCCATCATATTTTTTGATAGGCGGAGTGTGGCTTTTGCCATAGTCTTGACGGATTGTCCCAAAACTCCATGGTATGCGACGCAATACTGTCGTTCCATTGGCTAAAGGTTGGTGTGCCAGTTTGTACAGAGATGTACCCACACGAATGTATTCTTCTTTAACGTCTGCCATATCGCTTGCTGTTTATAAACGACATTGCTTCCTGCTCCATTTCCTCCTGCGACTTGCGATAAGTGCCACTGCTCAACCATTGGTCAATCTCAGTCTTGTTGAACAAGATACTTTTACCCCTCTTGTGAAATGGAATTTTCCTCGCACTTGTCCAACCGTAGACAGTTTGCTCTGCAGGATGATTAGGCAGATACTCTATCAGAGCAGCCACATTCATCCATTGAGGTTCTTCGCTTTTCTCTGTGGGCATCAGTCTGTCCACTTTGTCACCCAATTCATTGAGCTTGTCGTACATGACAGCCATAATCTGTGGCATGTCATTGAATGAGATATTTTTGCTATCCATGTTGATAAATATGTTTGTTTTCTGGATACAAAGGTACTTCTCTTTCCAAGTGGAGGTTTGGGGGTATTTGTGGTGATATACAAATACAAGAAACGCTACTCGCTTGATCGTCAGCGAATAGCGTTTCTTGTAGCAGTTAAAGTCTGTAAAGTTTGTGGGAATATGTGATTATGTGTGGGTATTTGACCTTTAGGTGCTCCTTTCCATAGCTTCTTGGATGATTTCCTTAAATTCCCGATTGTTTTTTGAGGCGTTAATAGACACCACGTCCTTGCGATGTTTGTCATAATATTCATAGGAGATACTGCACAAATCCAGTATTCCCTCAATCCACGTCTTGGCGAAATCAGCAGGAACAATAGTTTGTGAAACGACATAAATCATATAACAGATGCGTTGTTTCTCGCCAGGCAGTATGGTTACTTTCTCCTTGGGCAGTTTGAGATTGAGGAAACAAAAGAAATCGCTTGCAGGCATATTCTTGAATTGCTTGCCATTGCACGTTTGAAAGATGCTGACGCACACGCCAAGACTTACTATGTCCTTCAGTTTGGCAACTTCTTTCAGAAGCAGTACTCCCTCATTCATGCGTTCCTCTCCTTTAGTAAACGTTTGGCATCTGTTCTGATGGCATCTGTTATCTCCATCATCTTTGCTGCCCATAGCAACAAAAATTGCATCTCAAAGTAATGCACATGAGCACAATCTTTCTCTTCCATTTTGAGTATAGCATAGCATTCTTCAGTCTTTTCGTGCGCCATTTCATAGTCTGCCTTTGTTCGCTCACATTGGTCATCTAATATTCTATATTCTTCCGAATTGAAATCCATCATGTCAAGTCGGTTGCTTAATGATTGGTATTCCTGCCACAATTTGGTTGATTTTTCTTTAGCTCTATTCCACTTATCTTGATATGCTTTCAAGTGTCTCTGCTCCAATGAAGCGAAATTCACCTCATTCCATACGGACATATCAAAAGAGAGAAATCGGCGGATAAGTCCCTGTAGTTTTGTGACGCATACAAGTAATGCCCCTACATTATCATGGGCACGTTGTTCCGCTTCATCAATGAACTCGTTGGTATTCTTGTATTCATCATAGAAGCGGACAAGGACAAACGCATCCTTGAAACTCACATCACTAACTCTTGTCTGAGTTTCTATTACCTTGTTTACCTCTTGCAGTTGTTCTGCAAGCACCTCAATCATGTTCGACATATATAATAAGGTATGTTTGTTATTCGATATTGTCCAAATTTATCTGTATTGCATCGGCAGCGTTCTCCTTCTTTTCATCCACCACCTTTGTATATATCTGCGTTGTGCGCACATTGGTATGCCCCAGCATCTTGCTCACCGTGTAGATGTCCGTTCCGTTGGCCAGCTGCAAGGTTGCATAAGTATGACGGAAGCAATGGAATGTGATATGCTTGGTGATACCCGCAGCCTTTATCCATCGTTCCAATGGTTTTGAAATCCATGATGGGGTAGGCAAACCCTCAAACACCAACTGGTCATCACCACGTCTGTCACCACACAACTGATAGGCTTGGGCAGAAATAGGTTTGTATTCCACACCCTTTGTCTTTTGCTGAGTGAAGTTCACCCTGTAGTGGTCACCCTCTTTGACTATCTCTTTCCACTTCATCTTCTTGATGTCCACATGGCGTATGCCTGTGAGTGCAGAGAACAAAGCGGCACGTTTGATTATAGGATTGTCGCACGGTGTTTGTGCAAGCGTGTTTAATTCGTCCAAAGTCAAGTGCTCACGTCTGCTTTCTTGTTCGGGAATGCCTTTCACTTTTGCTGCCAAGTCGATTGTCAGGTAGCCATCCACAAATGCTTGTTTCATTCCAGCCTTGAATATTGCGAAATATGTTGCTGCTGTATTCTGCGATACTGTCCCCGACTTTCCCCCGCCTTGTGGAGCATTGAGAAGGAACAGCTTGAAGTTTTCAATCAGTCCGAGATTTATCTGCCCAAAAGTTAACGTGTCACCACCTACGAATATTTTCATCAACTCATACACTCGTCGCCAATTTACATTGATAGACTCCGAACTGTTCCTATGCCTTTTGTCCGTGACATCCTTGAAGTAAGAAATAAAGTTGCATTGCGAACGTTCATTCTGTGCTGCCTGTTCCGCTTCACTGTCTGTATATAGAGCCGCGTTGTCATATTCCCTTTGGCGAATGGCTCTCACTTTGTCGGCATAGATGCACGCTTCTTGGTCAAGTTGCGACTTGCAAAGTATGATACCATTCTCGTCACGCTTCGGTTTGTACGTTACCACACCATCTGCCGAAGTGCGTGCATTTCGGTTCTTATCCCATATCGGTGTAGTAATGGTTCTATTCAAAGCCTCCTTTATTCGTGAGGGCTTGCCACCAGTAGTTTTGAATACTGGATAACTCTCCACAATGAGATACCATTCGTCATGATATTCAGACTTACGGAGCTTTACTGTACACTTGGTATGTGCTAACGGCTTCTTCAT